AATTAAATCATCACATCATCTTATTGTGATATGTAAATTTAAGCGTTGTGCGTTGTTCTTGCAATGTATGAAGCTTCTTGCTCTCCCGTTTGTGCTATCGGTGTTTCCTGTCGTCTTTGTCTCTTTTGGAGGCTTAATAGGCATTATTGCCGCTTGTGTAATGTTTGGTCTCGTATTAGGTATGCAAGAATCGATTTACCGTGCTGCCGTATGCGAGTTTATTCCACTACGCAAAAGAGGTACTGCTTATGGCGTTTTCAATACGATTTTAGGTTTGGGCACGCTAGCAAGTGGAGTAATCTTTGGCTTCTTCATCGACAGTGGATATTCAGCAATTATCTTAGTCGGGTTTGCTTTGGTGCTACAAGTGGGTGCCATCATAGCCCTGAGCCGGGCAACCAAATCTTTTCAAGCTTCGACAGAATGCATTAATTTAACGTCTTAAGCCTTCGGATGCTAAGAGTACTGCCAAGGGTTAGAAAGAAACCTTCTGATAAATTCTTCCTACCGCCATGAATAGTCCATGTTCAAGCCTAAACGATTTGTATATCGTGTTTTTGATATTATCGTGTTTAGGCTCTCAAGCCATTAATGCGTAGTTCTCAAATTGTTTTCTGAGGATTTAGCATGTCTCAGGGTAGCGTTGGCTGTAAGGATTGTAAGCGTTTTCGGGAGCATGTAGCATCGCTCTTGCCTTTCAAGGTTCTTGAGGCTATGTCAGATAAGCCCTTGCGTATTCGGGGCGTAGCCATGTGCACGGGCATGAGCCGAAACCTCAACATCTATACCTCTGAGGAGCTGCAAAACTTCTCAAGCAAGCTTGCGAATGCACCCGTCTACATCGAGCATGTCTCGGTGCCTAATGCTATCGGCAAGGTAACCAAAACCGACTGGGATGGACACAACCTTTGGTATGAAGCGGAGATTTACGATGACCAGACAGTTGAGAAAATCCGCAAAGGCTTAGTTCAGCATGTAAGCGTCGGCGCAGATTATGAAGCCGTCGATCTTGTGGATGGCAAGGTTCCGCATGGATTGCATAATGCCGAGTTAAGCCTTGTGGCAGTGCCAGGTATTCCCGAGACTAATGTGCAAGTTTTAGAAAAATTGACTCAAACAGAAGGCAGATTAACTGAGGCGCAAAAGACCATCGAGGACCTACGCAAACAAGTCCCCGTGGGAGGATTACTGAAGAATCCGCCGAAGATGATAGCGGTCTCAGAAGCTGCCAAAATGGTTGAAGCAGTTTTGCCTTCTCCTATGGTTCAGCGGAGTTGGAGCCTTGGGCCTCAACGCATGTGCCAAGAACTCCGAAGGGTAGTTCAGCAGCTAGAGCAGAAAGCGGGAGGCAGCTAGCTGTGTTTTTGCTCACTTTTGTGGGGAAGAGTACCAAAGGACGAACTTTGGGAAATTCAACAAATTTTGATTTGACTTTTTATGGCTGATAAAACTGGCAAAAGCTGGATGGCAATAGGAGAAACCGACGACCCCAATGCTATCATAGGCTCTTTTGAAGCTGAAGCTGCTATAACTAAGGGTTCACCTGTCTATCTCAGTTCTGATGATAAAGTCTCGCCTAGCCCAGGCGGAGACATGGCAATAGGTATAGCAACAAAGACAACTGCAATCGGCGACATATGCCCTGTTCTTGTCAAGGGCAGAGTCAAGGTCACAGCAAGTGGCCCCATAGCGCGAGGATACGGCGTATGTAGCGGAGGCAGCGACAAAGTAACCCAAACAGTAGACCAACCCGTAAACGAAGGCGGAACAGCAACCTACACCATATTCTACAACCGCAAACTAGGCACCGCGATTGAGTCAGCAATCACAGATGGCGATCTAATCTTTATCGACGTGGAGAAGTGATAAGCATTGAAACCAAGACTTTTTGAAGCTGTCATGGCTGACAAAACCGCAGGGGACTGCTCAACAAGGCAAGAATATGAAAATATGACGCCAAAAATGAGTAATCACCCCTTCATGAAGCGCTATGCTGAGGTAGGAATTAAGGAAGGCCTCTTTAGCGATTCTATTGGGGCCTTGGGCAAAATGCATGATACCCTTGTGCAGGCAGCCCAACCTAACCTCATCGGTAGAAGCATCATAAACGTTTTACCTACCACTGAACAGATGGAGCGTTTTCCCCTTGACGAAGAAGCAGTGGCTTACCGGTATGCTGAGGGCGCAGTAACTCGCTTAAGCGGCAAAAAAAGCAGTACAGTAGATATCTACACAAACATTCTAGCAGAAGCTTCCGAGGAGTGGACTAAGGAGTTCGCTGAAGACGCAACTTGGAACGTCATGAATAACATGATAGAAAAAGTCGGAAGAGCCTTAGCGAAAGATGAAACACAACGGATCTTAGCACTGTACGCAGCAGTTAACAACGCTGATCTTGCAGGTGGCGCTGAAGTAGCAGGCGGTAATAACCCTCTAAGTTGGGCTGGCATGCTCGCGATTCATAATGCGATTGAAGGTGAAGATTGGAGCCCCACGGTCCTACCCTGCAATACTATGCAGAAGCACCAATTGTTGAATGACGAAAAATTCGTAAACTCAGTATATCTGCCAAGCGATGAAACAGATGCTATACAGGGCACCATAGGCAATGTCTTGAACATGAAAGTACAATCGACAAGTCTAGTACCAAACGGAACTGCCTATGCAATCGATACAAGAATTGCAGCTGTAATGCTACTACGACGGGATGTCACCATTGAAGACTGGGTTGATGTAAAGAATGGCAAATACGGTGTTCGGGCAACAACCAGATTTGGCTTAGGAATCCTGCGATCCAAGGCAATTGCACGTATGACAAACATAAAACAAACCATTACTTAGCTTGGAATCTTACCATTTTTCTTTTTTTAGGCAACAGGCTTGGTTGAGGAAATTATGAGCAATGTCATAAAAAGAATCCGTGAGGTTCTCTCTTATGCGCCTGCTTCAGGTGTGGCATCGCCAAAGGACAGGGTATTCTTTGATACCTCCTGCATACCGCTAGCTGATGTTATGAAACTGTATGACCGTGATCCAACATGCAAAAGCAGTGTTGATTTGTTAGCGGCTTCGACGGTTGGCATGGGCTTCTATACAACAGTTGAAGCAAAATACGAGAAAGCTACCGAGGCTAAAGCTGCAGTGGATAGGTTTTGTGAAGATACCAACCTTGACGGGCTTCTCAACGATATGGCTAAGCCGCTGATTGCTTGTGGCAACGATTTCTGGCTAAAACTTGCACCTGACCGGCTAGCCGATGTATTGCGTATGCCGATTGATTCAGTCCAACGCATTGGGCTAAGCTCTGTTCCTACCCTAAAAATTCCCTATAAAGTCACAGGCTACCAGCTCCAAGCCACCTACAGCGGAAACGCTGGAAACGAGTTAAAGCCCGAAGCTGTCATTCACTGGCGCCTAAACGGCGATGTTCCGTCTGGTTTCGGGGTTGGCTTGCTGCAGGTCCTACTGCATACTTTGACCGTTGACACGGACAAGCGACCCTCGTATGCTTGGATGAAAGCCAAAATAGAGAAAATTCTGCCAAACATTTTTGTCAAGTATGCTGGACCAGACGTTGTTGTCCAGTTGGAAGGCCAGAAAGAGGACACAATCAAAAAGTACGAGAGCGCAATCAAGAACCGACCGGAAGAGGGGCAATGGCTTTTCAGCGGCGCCAAATCAGTTGGCGTCTACCCCGTATCCATCGACCCAAGGGCACGCTTCGAGTACTACATCGACCACATGGTAAACCAATTCTACCTCGGATGCGAGACGCCTCTGCCGCGGCTTTTCAGCACTCCTGGTTTCACTGAAGCAAGTGCAAGGGCAGCGCTGGATTTACAGGACATGCTCATAAAACCTGTTCAGCGGTACATCAAGCGTCAAGTTGAGAAAGAAATCTTCGCTGTTACGGTATCGCAGGCTGGTTTAGACGCTGTTAAGGCTAAGGTTAGGCTCAATTTTGGGAGTCCCGAAACACCCGAGCTAGAACCTGCTGATCTCATCAAAGCGGCTGAGCTTGGGCTGGTAAGAGCGGAAGAATTCCGCAAGAATGCTGTCAAGTTTGGCTGGGAACTCTGGGCTACCAAAGAAGCCAATGCCACTAAGACCGAAGGAGGCACCTAAGATGGCAAGCGTAACCGTCGATGACGTCAGAGACGTTCTGCACATAGCCGACGCAGACATTCCCGATGACAAGGTGCTCAAGATGGTAAAACGTGCCGCAGTCACGTTAGGGCTTGAACTGAACTCGCAAATTGATTATTCAAACTGCAGTGAAGCAGAGAAGGAAGCCATCACAATTTTGGCAGCCATTTATGCGGTTTGCTATTTGACTGGCGGCTCAGCAATCGGCTTAAACTTTAGCGTTGGCGACCTGAACAGTTCCAACTCTTCACTGCCAAGCTTAGCCGTGCTGCAGGCAGAGTTTGAACGGCTTCTTGCCAACCTAAAAACGCCTTATGTGGGGAGCGCTTAGCCATGGGAACCGTTCCTGAAGCCTACTACCAATTTATCATGGACTACGCACCCAACGTTTACGTTATCCCACCTAGCACACCTGACCCCGCTTTTGGCAAAGGTGTTTTGGCAGCTAGCTTCGCAATCGATTTTCTCTGTGAAGCCTACTCTGCCCCACAATTTGAAAACAGAAGAGGAGAAATCCATGCCAAAATCGCGAGTTTAGCCGATTGGGTTCTAACCCAGCAGTGCCTTGACCCAGCAAGAAAGGCTTATGGCGGATTTCAAAGCAACGAAACCAGCACCTACTATTACAGTGTAGACACCTGCAGAGTCATACCCTCGCTACTAACAGCATATGAACTCACTAACGATTCCCGGTACTTGAATGCTGCAAAGCTAGCCGGCGGAACTTTTCTCAAAACCATGCAGGACCAGCAAGCATACGACGGCTTCGCCAGAGCAGTGACGATTAGCGATGCTTGGCTTCTACAGCTAGATGTTGAATGCCTCTATGGACTTATTGGATTGAAAAAGCTAGCCGAAAAGCACGACATCCCAAACTTTGCAATCTACAACAGCATCATAAGCAAAGCAGTTGGCTTTCTGAGAGCGGGATTTGAGAACCTCTGGTTGGATTTCGACCCTTCTGACGGCAAATGGCACCGAGTGGGCTTAAGTGACAATGAGGTTTACGATGATCCATTCGCCTATGCGTTAATGGGTTTGTATGAGGTTGAAGGTTGGAGCGTTAGCTGCCAAAAAGTCTACAACACCCTGAACAACATTCGAGCTAGCGCAAAGTATCCAGCTTATGACCCTGCAGTTTGCTGGGCTGGCTACATAGATGTAGTAAGCCGATTTTCAGCCTGCGACTACTACGACGCCGTCACAAGTGGGATCCTTTGGAAAATCCGTAGCAACCACGACAAGCCAAGCCTAAAACTCAGCGTAGAAGTCATCGGCAAACACGCAGCGGAATTCATGTTCTGGGGCGCCAAACACACAGACTACAGCTATGTAGAGAACAAGCAGGCTTTGGTTACAGTTTGCTGGCTAGCCGAGCTTTTCCTCCACTACGAGGAGCCAGTAACCCAGTTCACCAAGATTCTGAAGGCTAAGGGCGAAACAGTCACGCTCTATCCTATTCGAGAAGCCGCCGCAACAGTGACCTATGGTGAATCCTTAGATTTGCTAGCCATTGTCTCCTCACTCAAAGCCGAGCAAGTCATGTTAGAAGCAGGTTACTACCTAAACGACTACTTGGCATTGTACACTTTCCTTCCCGTCCGAGTACACGACAAGATTAGGCGCCAGGGCGAAGACTACGAAATCCAAACCGTAACGCCCTTCACATTTGCCAATCAGCGATTCTACTTCAAAAACGTCGCAAGGAGGCTAATCGTAAGTTGAGCGAAGTAGAAAACCCAGTCATAACAGTTCTGCGTCTCATCGAATCCCGAATAAGAGTTGTCAAGGATGACGGCGGCTTAGCTCGTATCCTTTGCTCTCAAGCGAACTATGACCGGGAACTGCTCAAAGACTACGACGCCCAAATCACCGTCTCCAAAACCTCTGAGCCCTGCCAAGCGCAGAAACACACATTAGACGGCAAACTAAGACGGCGCATTTACTCTCTCCGAGCAATCGTAGTGACCGTTGACAAGCCATCTGCAGGTGCAGACGTCGGCAGAGTCATGCGAGACAAAGTGCTTGAGCAGCTGCTGTTGATTATTCCCGAAAACCGCAACCTGCCCTATAGGACACTTTACAACTTTTACCCGATTGACTCGACATCTACAACTCACAAGGCCTATAGTGCAGCATCTACAACCGAGCCAGAGCCATTAAATGCTGCGTGGGTAGAATTGTCGAATTCTGAGTGTGCGAACCTTTGGGGAAGCGACGACCTCAGACACTCCAAAAGCGCAACGGGCAGCGGTGAGTTTGCGTTTATGCTTTTTCGATTTAAATTAGGCGTTAAAGCTGGAGAGAGTCGAAATGAAGCCAGAAGACAGTGTTTAAAGCGTGTAGTTTTGGCGTTTGAAGGTTTTGGGCTTGCTCCAGTGGGAAACGGCGTTACTCTAAAAGTTTGGGATAACTTGGCTGGCGCTTGGAGCCAATCACAAACTGGCGTTTCAGGCACAGATGAAACGCTGGCTATCACTCTAACGCCTAACCTCACTAACTACGTCAACGATGATGGCTTCCTATACCTTATGGCACGGACAACCAACCCATCAAATGGGGTCTCGCCTGCCACACTGTACTGCGATTTTGTACAAGCAACCATTGACGTGCGTGGTATCACGTTCTGCGACGTGCACAGCTACCGAGACGTCGATGTAACCGAGGTTAAGCCGTTTCTCTACACTGAAGAAATCGTCATTGTGGCTTGGCTCTTCGAGTCAGTTGCCATTTCATAGTCACAGGTGAAAAACATGGTTGACACCTATCACTCAGATCAAGAAAAGTTCTACTACATTACCGAAGGCTCTTTCGGCGTAATACCAGCTAGCCCGGCAATGCTTGGGCACTCCTGCAGCAGCTTAGACCCAGACATAAACCCAAACAACATCCGAGTAGCAGGCACTGGTTCAATTGATGTGGTCGCATTAAAGCGTGGCTTGAGACAGCCACTTCTAAAAATCAAGTACCCCATCCCATCGGATGCACCCATAAACTTTCTCCAGTACGTCAAGCAAGAACTCAACGTCAGCCTTTCCCTTCAAGTGCTCTACTACAAAGACATTTTCGCCACAGCCACCGACATCATAAGCCTACTCTACAAAGGTGCCCGATTCAACAAAGCAACCCTAACATGCGACATAGAAGGCATTCTGGAGTGCGAAGCAGAATTTCCCGCTCAAGACGTCGAAGTGGGCACAGCAAAGATTACAGGCGCTTCTTACACCGATTATGCCGGCGCTGTTTCTGGCAGTGAGAGTTATGTCAAAATCGGCGGCACGACTTGCGAGCGAATCACATCTTGGAAACTGCAGATAGACAACAGCTGCAAACCTGTCCCAGTCATAAGATCAACCAACGGGCACTTGGCAAAGTACCTCACGTGGGGTAAACGGCTACTGACTGGGGAACTGAATTTTGAGTTTGAGAGCAAACAAGAAGCCGACGACGTATTAGCTGACACTGAGCAATCCAGTTTAGAATTTGGGTTAGGCGGTGCCAACAAAGTCAGCGTTGAGCACACCAAATGGGATGATTTCTCTTTGAGCGGCAAAGCCGAGGACCTGATCTACGCTAAGGTTCCCTTCACGGCCAGAGGACCGTTAACAATTTCATAGGAGCAAAAACCATGCCAAAAAATGAAACCCGAATTTATGTGCAAACAATTGCTCTGATGAACCGTTTTACCAAACGCATTAGCCAGCTTCCTTTGGATTTACAGGAGGCTTTTCTGCCTGATTTGGAGACGCGATAGAGTCGCGTCTAAAAGTTTTGGAGCGGGCAAAAGCATGAAGCAAGAAACCTTAGAAATTGACAACCGATTCGGCGAAGAATACCAGGGCAAGTACATTTTCAAAGAGATAACTTGGGCAAAACGGAACCGCATCATCCAAAAACACACTAAGTACAACAAGCTGTCCGGTGACGTGGAGAGCAGCGATTTCATCTCCATACAAGCTGAAACCATCATGGCCAGCATGCATGGCCAACCCCAAACCCACCCCATAACGCTGGAAAAGTTGTTGGGCGAAGAAGAGGGGGTTCCCATTGAGCTTGGGGAACTTTTCTCTAAAATAGCCAACAAGCTAAACGGCATGTCGCGGGAGGATTTGCGTTTTTTACTAGAGCAATTAGACGAGGAAAGCCGCACAGCACTCTTGTCGAGTTTAGGCTATGCCAAACCTTCGGCTGGACACCAACAGAACTCGCCAAGCAGCCAGCCCGAACAGTGCAGGAGTTCTGCCACATCTTGAACGTAATGGACGAAATTGCAGAGGAAGAAAAAAGGAAAACGGAGCATGAAGCAAAACGGCACTAGAAGTAACCTATGACATCAACGGCGTAGAAGAATTCAAAGCAGCAATGCAAAAGTTAGATTCGGACATGCAACGTGAGGTCCACAGCTTTTTGGCTAGCTGGGCTGCCGATGTTAAAGCTCAAGCGGTTAAAAACGCGCCGATGGTTACGGGTTATCTTCGCAGTACAATTTACGCTAAAGTCAAAGACTGGGTTGTTGATATCGGAGCAGATGCAACTTACGCCTTGTTCGTTGAGCTGGGCACCAAGTACATGCGGGCACAACCCTATCTTTTCCCAGCTATCCAACAGTATCTGCCAGCACTGGAAGCCGTCATAGTTTCAGCCATTGATCAAGCTAAAGCGGAGGCTGGACTTTGAGTTTTAGAGAAATAGCGGTAACTATTCGGGCGGTTAACCGTGCAAGTAACGAGTTTGGCAGAATCAAAACTGACGCTGAAGCCCTAAGTGCCCGCATTAAGAGTTTGGGCGCTGCAATCTCGGGAATCGGCGCTTCGGGCATGGCTGTTGGTTACATCGCCAACCAATTCGGATTGCTTGATGACGCGCAGGCTAAGGTGTTCAATTCGGCAATGATGGTTGTCTCGGTCATGGGCACGTTTATGACTACCAGTGTGGGTGTGGCTGTTGCTCAGAAAGTGTATTCTGCCGCTTGTTGGGTCGCCACAGCTGCACAGAACGCCCTAAACATCAGTTACGGAACCTTCTTGGCTTTGACGGGTGTGGGTATCGCTGTGATAGCGGCTGCTGCAGTTGCAATGTATAGCTTTGCTAACAGCATGAATACGGCAACTTCAAGCATGCAGAACTTCAACTCCACAGCTAGCCAAACCTCTACCGCTACACGGGGCATCGTGCGGTCTGGTGACATGGCGATCTATCGCCAAGGAGTAGAGGACACATGAGCGAACCAGCAGCGCCATCCGTCACTCTCTACTCCGGGGCAATGGGCGGTCCAATTAATCAGGCGGACATTCAGGAGCTAGCCGTGCACTTGGGCGGAACCGAGGAAATCAGCAGCTTCGCCTATCGTGTCCAGAACTGGAACGGAAAATACAGCCCCAGCGGCTCTCCAATCGCCCTCGGTGAAGACGGTTACATTATGCTGGGTCGAAGCGAAAATTGTCCTCAGCTCATCACCACACGAAACGAGAACATGAAGTTCCAATCAAACGCCACTGAGCATTATGTCACTGTTTCTGGCCGTGACTGGGGCGAGCGGTTATTCCGCGAATACGTCACCGAAGGCTACGCCCTCATGAAAGGCGAGGACATAGTCAAGCATCTGCTGGATTATCATTCGGGTCTGCCTCATGTAAGAGGCGCGGTTGAGCTGGTTGAAGACACCGACACAACCTTCACCCGCTTGGATTATGAGAATAAGCAGGCTTGGGAAATCCTCAAACAAATCGCACAGGACAGCGACAAAGCGGGCGCTATCGGATACGATTTCAGGGTAGCACCAGATGGTCGCTTTGAATTTTTCCACAGAGGCGCAAAAACAAGCTCCATCAGCCTAATTGAACGCATTGAAGAGGCAGAAACCGAATCAGATATCCTCTCAGTCAGAAACAAAGTCACCATTTACGGGGCTGCCACCAAAAGCACACCCATAGACGTTGATGAGACAGTCGAAAGCCTCAACCCAGCCAGTGGTTACTGGACAGGATACGGCGGCTCCCTCTCCTTGGACGCTACCAAAGTGTATGGTTCCGCTGTCTCAAGCGTCAAGAACACCACGGGCGCCGCCTACAACGCTGTGAGTGTCTTCTATTTCACCGTAACCGTAAACGGCAACATGTACCCCAAACTGTTCTTGGCACTGCTGCGAGATGATCTTGTCAAGTCCGATGGTTTCTTGGTGATCCTGCACGATTCCTCGTCAAGGGTTTGTGGGCGTAATCTCTCAACTGTCAACAGCATTTCTGCAAGTAACGATTGGTCAACGTTTCAGCTAGATGTCGGCGTCGACCATGCGACAGATTGGGCTGCTCCTAGCGACTTCGATTGGGAGAATATCCGCACAGTAACTGTCACGGCTTATCTGGTTACTCCTGGAGTGAGTGGTCAAGTGTGGCATGGACAACTTTACTTCACGGGTGCACGGTACAGCAATGTGCAAACTGATGCTGCAAGCATTGCCAGTTATGGCGAGCGTCAATACGTGGATATCGTCGAGGACCTCTACAGCGACAACGAATGCATGCTTAGAGCCAAATCGATACTGGCTTACAAGAAGCAGGCTAAAACTTCGCTGGTCGTAAAAAGCACCCTAATTGATTATGGTACCTCGCCCATTCTGCCCGGTGACATGATTCCGGTAACTCTGCCAAACGAAAGCATCTCTTCCGTGAGTTTTCTTGTCAAAAGCGTTGACTATCATTTGTTGTCAGAAAACAACACGTTGGATGTTACTTTGAATCTTGGTTATCAGAAGCAGCTGATGGCTGACTGGATTTATGCCTTGAGAGCTAGGACGGATGCCCTAAGCAACTACAAGGCAAGACGGTGACCTCAAAATGAGTAAGCAAATACTGAAACTCTTTGAAAACATTAAACCCGGCGATCTAATCGCTGTTGACTGGTGCGATGCATCGGTCGGTAAAAGCAGCGGCTCAGGAATGACTATCGATGTCCCAGTGAAAAGCTGGGGCATATTCGTTGGGCTAATCGGCGACAAAATCAAGCATATTGTGATTGCACAGAATAGTTTTCGCTATGCCGATGGCCTATTCGATTTAGACTACACTGCCATACCCATCGGTTGGGCATTGGGCGTAACGGTTTTGGTTAAGGAGCATATTCCAACCGATTCGGCTAGCAGGCTTGTTAACAGTTTCATGATGGGCGGGCACCGTTCCATGAATCGCCCAAGAACTTTTCGCAGAGCACTTGCGCAGCGGAGGTTGAGCATCGATGGCAGACCCTATTAAACGTGCCTTAACTCGCAGACGCTTTGAGCGAGGTCGCTTCATCGCAGAAGAGCCGCCTGCTAAGCTTGTGTTGGGCGTCAAATTCGCCATAGGCATGACGGCGTTTATGTCGGCTCTTGAGTTAGCGCATCTACTCATTTTGCATACTTGGAACGCTGAGATTTTTGCTTCAATTACCGGGCTAAGCGGCACGGTCATTGGGTTGTTTGTGGGGCAGAAGACATGACGAAGGGTAAACCTTGGCCTGCAGATGACGAAAACAAACTCAGAGACTGGTACCAGTCGGGGACTACCGAGCTTAGAGTCTTAGTGTTCAGTTTTGATGGTCGCTATACTGAAGAAGCAATACGGCAAAAGCTCCTAAAATTCGGTTTACTGAAAGAACAACAACAGCCGAAAAATTCCAATTGTTGTTGTTCTACCGAACTAGAGCTTCCCCAAGAATTGCCCAGTATCGAGGAGACGTTAAAGATTCTTGCAGCCGCCTTGGAGGCATTAAAGACGCCGGGGCTGGATAAGGCTGAGGTTTTGCGTTTACGTGGCATAATCGCTGGGGTTAAGGTGTACCAGGAGCGGTTTGCCGAGTATGTTCACTATCGGAAAATGGAAGAGGAATTAATGGAGGCTAGACGGAAGTATGCGGAATTTCTCAAAAAGTCCCAGAGCAATGCATAAAGATAGACTGTTTGAGGAGCGGGCAGGACTATGCTCAGATATGGCCGCTGCTGAAGAATTAGGAGAACGCAAAGTCCAAAGTCTAAGAGGCGACGTTAAGAGTTTCTTTGAACAAGTCTTTGGTTTTACGCCTTACCGCTATCAAATGGAACTTGCGGAGATGTTTGAGAAGAACCAGTTTACGGCTGTACGTTGGGCGCGCCAGACGGGGAAGAGTTTTTCGGTTTCAGCGTTGCTTCTCAAGTACGCTTGGGAGCACCCGGACAGTTACATAGCGATTGTTGGTCCAAGCTGGCGCCAAACCAAACTCAACATACGCCGCATGGGCGGTTTCTGTCGAAAGCTTCCGCAGCAGCCGGGCTTACACGTCCAAAAAACAAGGATTACATTGCCAAACGGCAGCATGATTGAAGCCTTCCCAAACAACCCCGATACAATCAGAGGCCCCACCTTCAAAGTCATCTGGATCGAAGAAGCCAACTTCGTTCCAAACGACGAAGAACTCTATGATGCAATCCTGTTTACGCTTGGAACAACCAACGGCAAACTAATCGCGACTTCGACGCCTTGGAATACGGATTCGCTGTTTTGGAAGATGTGCAACCACAAAGATTATTCCGATTTCGCGCGGTCACATGTTCGGTGGAGTGATGCCCTCGAACCTAATGGTCCACTTAAGCCTGCTATTGTTGAGAAGATTAAGCGTCAGTTCGGGGATGATCCGCAGCGTTGGCGGCGGGAAATGGAGGCAGAATGGGCGGAGGATGAAGACGTCTGGCTGGCTCAGAGCTTAATTGTTGCCTGCGTGGGCACCGTGAAGAATTGCGGCGAAGACCTTCAAGAGTTCAACTCTGAAGTCAGCTGTGAAGGTGACTTCTTTGCTGGACTTGACTTGGCGCAAACCCGCGATTACTGTGTGCTCTCGGTAGTTGAGCGCCTAAATGATAAGTTGTTCCTTCGGCACCTGAAGATTTTCCAGCAGCCCACGCTTTACGCTCAAGTTCTCGGTTACCTCAAGGCGCTGCAGGACAGGTGGGGCGGATTCCAGAAAATCAGAGTTGACTTCACACGGGAAGGACCAAGCATCATAGCCGACATGCAAACTGCAGGCATAGAAAACGCTGAAGGCGTTAACTTTAGCGTGCCCAGAAAAAGCGAGATGGCCAGCCTGCTAAAGCAGCGCATGATGAACAAACAGTTCTATTATCCGCTGCTGAACTGGGAGCGACCATACAGGGGCGACCTCTGCACTGAGCTAAACGTGGAACGTTATGACCTGCGCAAGGACGGCGCCATAGGTTACTCGCATCCAAACGGCACTCACGACGATGTGTTTTGGAGTATCGCGCTAGCCGTGTTCGCAACCGTACAGATGGAACCCGAACCATTCCTAACAGTTATTCCAAGGTGACCAAAAAATGAGAAGACAAAGAGACTTACACATAAGGCAATTCCGCCGAATCTACGACCGAACGGAAGGCAAGTTCACGTTCAACATAAGCTATGAAACCCACACCAAACCAACACCTCGCAGCTTGGTTGTGGCTGAAGCCTTCGGGTTAGGAATCGACGATGCACAGCGCTTCAAGGTTCTGGATGCAGAATTGAAGATTGGTCCTCAAGACATCGTCTACATCACTGGGGATAGTGGCAGCGGAAAAAGCGTGCTGTTACGAGCAATCAAAGCGGACTTGGGCGATGAGACCATCGACCTGTCAGATGTTGCAGTGGACACTGAGAAGCCATTGATCGAGACGGTCGGAGCCACAGTCGAAGAAGGCTTAGAGCTGCTAAGCAAAGTCGGGCTAAACGATGCTTTCCTTTTCCTACGCACGTACAGCCAGCTTAGTGATGGCCAGAAGTACCGTTACCGAATCGCCAAACTCATCGAAAGCGGAAAGCAATGGTGGTTAATGGACGAATTCGCTGCTTGCCTAGACCGTGACACAGCAAAAATCATCGCCTACAACCTGCAAAAGATTGCTCGGCAACAGGGCAAAGCAGTCATAGCAGCAACAACCCACAGCGACCTGCAAGAAGACCTTAAACCCAGCGTTCTAGTCCGTAAGCGGTTTGGGGAAGAAATTCAAATCAACTACTACCCAAACGAGCCAGCCGCTGAATGTAGCCTAATCCGAGAAATGAAAGTGCAAGAAGGCAACAGAGAAGACTGGCAAAAACTCAGCAGTTTCCACTATCGTGGACACAAAGTTGCGGTTCCAAGAAAAATCTTCCGCTTAGTCCGAGGGGATGAGCTCTGCGGCGTCATAGTCTACAGTTACCCACCGCCAGCGTGCTATGGAAGACGAATTGTGCTGCCGAGAATGACTATTCAGGAAATGAACAAACAACTGAGCATAATCAACCGAGTAGTTATTCACCCAAAATACCGCACTGTAGGCTTAGGCGCCAAACTCATCCATGACACACTGCCGCTAACAGGAACTCCCTACGTCGAGTTAATAGCCGTCATGGCAAAGTATTCTCCATTTGCCGAAAAGGCGGGCATGCAAAAGATAGCTGAACAGCAATCAGTTGAAAGTGTCTCTAAGATTTCAGGGATATTGCAGGAATTAGGCTTTGATTTGCAGCTCTTAGGAAGCGCGCGGTATGTTGAGGCTAAACTTGAGACTCTTGACATTAAGCAGGTTGACAAACTAAAAGATGCATTTCGTAAAAATAATCATCCAAGGCTGAAAAAGGAATTTGCGCCTAGCCGCCATGAACCCTTCGGAAAAACCTCAGACTATATTGAAAGCTTAAGGAGCGCAGATAACGAGAAAATGGCTAAACTCATCAAAGTGACAGGGTTGTTGTTGCAGACTAAGGTTTACCTGTTCTGGAAAAAGAGCGTTAATTAA